CACGTCTACCGTTAGCCGCATCCAAACCCGCAAGAACTGGGAGCACGTCGACTAGCTTGCCCCGTTCAAAAGGACGCCCCAGGTGTCGCGCATCTCCTGGTGGCCGTAGATGACCTCAACCGCGAGCTTCCACGTGAACGTGTCGATGTCGTAGAAGATGTGCGTTTTCGGCGTTCGCTGGACCACCAGCGCGAGCGCGTCACGGTGGAACACGGCGTTGTTCGCCTGACCGCCCGCTGGCTTGACCAGGTTGGTGGTGACGGCCAGGTTCAGCCCGTACATATCGCCGAGCATGCCCGACTTGGTCGGATACTGGCTCGTGCCGATATACAGCGCGTTGCTCCAGCGATCGAGCGCGAGCTTGGCGACCTTCTCGGCCGGGCTCATGATGAAGAACCGATCGTCCTGCGGCACGTCGGCGTCGTCGAGCAGTTTCACGGCCGCGAGCACGTTGGCGTCCGTGGCCGCGGTCCCCAGCGTACCGACCACTTGCGAAAAGCCCGCGAAGTCGGTGGCGAGCTTGGTGTCGATGTCCTTGGCGACCGCGTAGCCGAGCTTGCGCTGGTACTCATTCTGGGTGTCGACGATCGACTGGACCTTGACAATGTCCTCGATGCCGACTGCGGCGTAGGACCAGATGTTTAACGTGATCGTGGTCGCGGTCTCAGCTACCGTCTCGTACGTGATGACGGCATTTTCCGCTTTGGCACGTGCGGCCAGGTTGCCAATGCTGGCGACCTTGACGGTCTTGCCTACGCTGGCGTCGTCCTCGAACCCGCGATTGACAGACTTGGCGATCACCAGGTTCGCCTCGGCCGCGCGCAGGACCTGGCGCGACCAGATATCGGGCGAGAAGACACCATCCGCGATCGTCTTGTCGACGAACTCCGTTGCCCCGACGGCCATTGGCTATTCCTTTCAGCGCTCACCCCTGTTGGGGTGAGAGATCAGCGCTGGCGAACCGGAATGTCGCGCTCCGTCACCCGATAGCGCACGCCCGGTTTCGGGCGCCCGTTCGAATCAAAGTAGGTGTCGTACTCGGCATCACTCATGCGTTGAACCTGCTCACCCGTGATCTCGCGGGTGGAGGAGGCTCGACCGCCTTCTAGCTCGGGCACGGGCTGATCGCCGTTGCTTTCGCTGAGCCACGCCTTTTTGAGCGCGGGCTCCCGACGTTTCAGCTCTTGTTCGACGGCCTCGTTCAGTCGGTGGCTGACCGTGGCCTGGTTGACGGCTTCAAGATACTCTGAAACTCCCTCGGCGTAAGACTTGCCGGCACCGAAGGTCTTGCCCTGGATCTCACGCTGCACGTCCTCTGGCAGCGTCTTCTGGAACGCGACCACGCCATCCATGAACGGCGCGGCCTGCTCAGCGGTGGCTGACTGCTGCGCGCGCTGCTGGATTTCGGTCGCGGTGAGCTGGCCGAGCCCGTAGTAATCCCCCGACGCCGCGGCCTCGCGCTTCTGTTTCTCGATCGCTTCCTGCTGCTGCCGCTCGACCAGGGCGCGCGCACGTTTGGCACCCATGTCGCCCACCCAGCCCTGGATGACCGGGTGCTTTTCGAGCTCCTCGAGCGGCACGTTCTTGAGCAGCGTGGCGAGCGCGTCCTTGGGGTCGCTCGAGTTCTTGACCTGGTCCCACCATTCGGGCTGTTGTTCGGGCGTCGCTGGCGCCTCACCCTTTTCAGGTGACTCGGTCTCGGTGGGTGGTGCTGCCTCAGACTCTCGAGCCGTCGGTGGCGGCTCTGGAGCAGGCGCAGGTGGCTCCGCGGCTCGAGCGCGTCCGTTGCGTCGCGCCGGGGCGGGCGGTGGCTGTGGGGCTTCCTGGGCAGTCTCCTGCGCGGCCGTTTCTTCCTCGAGCAGGTCGGGGTGGATGCCCCTGTCGCTGATGGTCACTTCTTCTTAGCCGCGGCCTTCCGTTGGGTGCTGTAGGCAATGGCCACGGCCTGCTTGACCGGGCGGCCCGCCTTGACCTCAGCCCGGATGTTGGACTTGAACGCCGCCTTGCTCGCCGACTTCTTGAGTGGCATCCCTTAGCCCCGCGTTATCCCCGCCCTAACCACTGGCGACTATACTCCCGCGCAACACGAAAATGCCCCGCACCGCATAGGAACGGCCGGGGCCTGGCACCGAAGGGAATTGGTTGGTTTCGATGCAGATTCAGTTTATCAAGCCTGCGCTGGTCGCCCTGTATTGGGCAATCGAGTACCTGATGGCTCTGTTGACCATCATTGCCGTGCCCGCTATGGCAGTCGCCTCTGTCGCCAAATTGGTCCGCGAGCCGAGTATCGGCGAAGTGCTCTGGCTCGTGCTCTGGCTGGCGCTCAGTATCCCGGTGATCAAGGCCGGCCGTTACCGCTGGCGCGTACTCGATGCGCGGCGAGGCAAGTAGGGTCAACGCTTCAGCGTCCCCGTCGTCGTCGGTGCCTGGAACTGGGGCAGCGTGTTCTTGATCTGAGCCAGCGCGTCTTGAGGGTCGAGCCCGTACTTCTCTTGCATCCCTTGAAGGACCATGCTCTGCGTGCTCGGCGCCGAGCGCAGGAACTCGTTGCTGTTGAGCTTGTTGGGGGTCGGGATCGCGTCCAGCACGCTGTTGATGCCCGCGGTGTTGGAGCCGGGGTCGCGGATGTCGTCGATGAGCGTCTGCAAGTAGCCCATACCGCCGCGCGTGTTGCCGCCCGCGGTCCCGACGCCGGCTACCGTGTTCGGCGCCGAGAAGCCAGCGACGCCCTGGCCGCCGAGTAGCCCGCCAAGCTGGCCGATGACCTGCTGCTGGCGGAACGGGTTCGCCTGAAGCGCCGCAGCCGCGTTGATCGCGCCGAGCTGCTGCGCGTACGCCTGCTGCTGGGCAGCGAGGGTCTGTTGACCACCAGGTACCGCGCCGAAGTTGCTGTAGCCCTGGCCGTACATCTCGGCCAGCGCTTGCTGTTGGGCGAAGCCTTGCTGCTGCGAGGCGAGGGTCTGCGCGCCGGTCTGCGGGACGCCCCACTGGCCGAACTGGGTGGCGTAGCTCGTCAGCGCCGGCAGGGTCGGCGCACCCTGGTACGTGCCGGTCTGGGCCGCGGCTGAGAGCGCGAGGCTTTCGTTGAACTCGCGCAACGTTTCCGAAAGCTTGTCCTTGTCGAGCCCAAACGACAGGTCGAACTGACGAACCGCCTCGGTGAACGCCTGGGCATTGCCGGCCTTCATCGCATCCATCATCTGCTGCAGGGCCGGCCCGTAATCCCCAGCCCCAGGCGTACCTGGCGCGCCGGGCACACCCACGGTTGGGCTAGTGCTAGGGGTCCAGTTCAGGTTCTCGCCGCCCTGCTTTGATGCTGGCCCAGCCGCCTTGTTGTAGTCCGAGACGCTGGAGTAAGTACCTTCACCAGGATCGGCCAGTTCTTCGTGCCGTACGCCAGCAATCGTGACGCCCATCAGTAGATCGCCCCCCGTAGCCGCGGATCGAGGTTGCCCAGGTTGTTGACCGCCAAGGGCGGCGGCACCGCGATCGTCATCGGCGACGCGAACGTCTGGCCACCCGTCCCTGGTGTGCCTCCTATTGACCCGAGCGTGTTGAAGTTCTGGACCGGCGCCACGTTGCGCGACTGGTCGAGCGGCGCGATCGTGACGGGTGCAGGCATGCCGCCGGTCTGTTGGGCCGTATTGGCCGCGGCCTGGGCGGCCACCGGTGCAGCCGGCACCCCGGACTGGCCCATGCGGTCGAACACCTGGTGCAGCACGCCAATGGCGACCTGGCCCATCGGCGACATCTCGGCACCCGGCGCGGCGCCGCGAATCATGCGCGCGGCGGCGTCGAGCGTGTTCTGGCCGCCGAACTGTTGGGTGATCGTGTTCTGCACCCCGGAGGCAAGGGCTTGGCCAAGCCCTGCGATGTTGCTGCTGGCCTGTAAGCCACCGCCCAGCATGCCGTAGCGACCAGCGGACCCCTGCGACATCCCGCCGGCACCAGTCAGGATGTTGTTCAGCAGTGAGTTCGCCGCGGTGGCCCGGCTCGAGAGCAGGTTGCCGCCAATCGTGCCCGCCGCGGTCTGGGCCTGCCGTTCAGTACCGAAGACGTTCGCCGCGGCATTGGTGCCGGCGGTCTGGAGCTGCGTCTCAGCGGTCTGTCCGGCCTCGACCTTGCGTTGCTCGAGCGTGGCAGCGTCGCTCGCGGCCCGCTGCTCGAGCTCCTGACCGCGAATAGCATTCTGCTGGACCTGGACGGCGTTCTGCTGCTGCTGCGTCAGATCCTTGAGTGTCTGGTCGCGCTGGTCGTTCGCCTGTTTGATCTCGTCCTGAGCCTTGAGGTACTCGAACTTCGCGGCCGTATCGGCGTCGCCCAGTTCGATGTGCTTGATCTGGGCCTCGGTCGCGCGCGACTGGGAGGCCGCGTTGGCCGCCGCCGTCGACGCGTTCTGGGCCGCGATCTGGTTCGAGACGATGGTGTTGAGGTTGTTGTTCTCCATCGCCGACTTCTGCACCGCGATCTGGTCGGCGTTGAGTCCCTGGGCCGCGGCGTCCTGCTGCTGCTTCCGCAGTTGCTCGTGGGTCAGGTAGCCGTTGCCCTGGCTCTGGTTGTAGGCCGCCTCGCGCGCGTCCTGATTCTTCTTTTCGAGATCGACCGCGGCTTCCTTGGCCCGCGTTTCAGCCGTGACCCGATCGGCGGTCGCTCGCGCGATGTTCTCGTTCTGTTCCTGCGGTGTTCGCGTGTCGGGAACATCTGCGGGTCCCTTGACCGGGTCATAAAACACCGCGTTGGGGTCTTCGTTCGGCCCGAGGCCCTTGCGTTGCTTGATCGTGACGCTTCGGTTGTGGCCTTCAGGGTCGACCAGGATGACCGTGTACTGGTCGGGAACGGGGTTGTTGAGCTCGTTGACAACTTGCTGCGGGTCGCCGACCACCTTCCAGTCAGGGTGACCGAAGAGAGTCGGGATCTGCTGGATGTCCGTGACGCCCGCCATTTACGCCCTCGCCATCTCGCGCTGTTGTCGACGAATCAGATTCGTCTGCGCAACTTGCTGATTGATTTGCTCCGTCTCGTCCATATCTTGCAGTCGGCCCGCGATCGGTCGCCCGCGGCCCAGAATACGTCCCGCGGTCAGCGGGTCCACGCTTTGCAGCCACGCGCCGGCCTGATACTTGGCGGTGCGGTCGATCATGCTCGACCACATCTGCGCCTTCTGGTCATCGGTCATGCGCGCATAGCTCGGTTGCTTCATTTGCTGGCTAATCTGCGCCAGCAGTTCGCCGCGTGCCTTGACCATCGCGCGCTGCTCGGGTGAACCGTCCTTGACCGGCACCGGGACACCGTTGATCGTGACCGAACTCGGCTTATCATCGGGTGGGCTGACCTGGTAGCCCTTCCGCTCCAGCCGCGCGAGCTCCGCCGTCAGCTCACTACTCGGCTTGGTGGCCCCGCCCAGGATCGAGACGCCGCGTCCCCTCGGCTCGCCAGTCGTCGGGTCCAACTTAGGCGGCAGGAAGTGTGCGAGCGCGACATTGCGCGCGAAAGTCGGTTCCCAGATTTGCTGCGGCCCGCGCGTAGCAATGTCACGCACGAACGGGTCGACCATATTCTCGGCGCGAGCTAGGATCGATGGACTGAAGCGTCCGACGATGTCGGATGCGGTATCGGTCACCCCGCGCGTGAGCCCACCCTGACCCAGGCTCGCGAGCGTCTTCACCAACTGGAACCCAGGAACGCCCTCGACGATCGGCTTCATGCTAGCGTTGAGCGCCGCGCCGACGCGGTCGGTCACCTCGGGGTCGGGCTGTCGCCCAGTCTTCTCCCAGCTCTCGGCGAACGCAGCCATAACGCCCATCGGCACACCGTAGACCCCGAAGGTTTTGATCGGAATCCACTGGCCGGCGACCTGCACCGAGCTCGGGTGCTCGGGATCGTCCGGACCCGTGATGTTGCCTTCGCGGATTCCCTGCGCGACCTGGGCCTGGATCATCGACTCGAGCGCCATCTCGCCAAAGGCTTTCTGGGCCGCGAACGCATCGCCCTTCTCGAGCGCCTTGGCGATCCTGGCCACGCCCGACACCTGGGTGATGCCAGGAACACGCTGGAGCGCCGTCTGCCACACGCGCGACGGCGTCCCTGAAAACGGTATTTCGAAGTCGAGCAACGTCCCAAGCGCCTTGTCGCGCAGGCTCGAGCTATTGAGCAAATGCTCCTTCGTGTTGCTGAAGCCGGCCATGAGTTTGTCGAGTTGCGACGACTGCTGGCCTGCCTGCTTGGATTGGCCAAACACGCTCGTCGACCCACTCCGCGCGCCTTCGCGGTACAGCTCGTCGGCGTGCTGCGCCAGGTACTGATCCGCTTGTGGGGTGCCTGGTTTGATGTTGGCCTCGTCGAGCATCTGGAACGCCTTGGCGGCCATGCCCTGGTACTCGCCCAGCGTGCGCGTGAACATATCGGCCGCACCCATCACGCGGAAGACCGCGCCACTGCGACCGGTCCAGCCCGCCCCCTGGCCAAGTGTTGGCACCTGCAAGCCCTGTAGCGCGAGCTTCGAGTTCTGGAGCGCCTCGGGGATCGCGCGACCGAGCGCGGCCAGTCCCGCGGCAGCTTCGGGGCCACGGCCAGCCATCGCGAGCGCCGCCGGCTGACGCACCAGTTCGATGGTGTTGCTGACCATGTCCATGATCCGCCCGACGGGGTCGAGCAGGATGCCTTGCTTGGTCATATCCATGACCGTGCCGACGTTGCGGCCAACCACGCGCCCTGACGGAGCCGGCGGCCCAGCGGTCACGCCACCGCGACGCAAGCTCTCGAGAATGGTCTGGTCGATCTGTGGTCGGGTGATCGCCGCCTTGGCCAGACCTGGTGCCGCGAGTCCCAGACCCACGCCACCGAGTGTGCGGCCAGCGCGCTCAAGCGGCCCGGCGTCTTCGGGCGTGCTCTGGTAGCCGGCATAGCCGCCAATGGCCGCACTACCGAGCCGGATAGCGTGCTCCGGGTCGATCTGGCCACCCTGGCGACCGCTGATGGCGTTACGGAGCGTGTTGAGCTTTGAACCAAAGATCACGGTCCCCTCGTCGCCGCCCCGAATGCCGTCATAGCCCGCTCGCTCGATGAGACGATTGGCTTCAGTAACACTCAACGCGTCGCGACCGGTGGTCAGAAACCGCCAGAGGGCATCCGGCGAGGCAAGGTCCGTAGCTTCGCCCCCCGCGTCCGCAACGGTCTGTTTGACGTATTGCAGCGTGGCCGCCCGCTCAGGATCACGAGTCCGAAGCACCTGGCTCAGACGCTCGATCTCACCAGGGGTCACATCATCAGCCGTTTGCAGGTCGAACAACTTCGCGTTCGACGGCATGTCAATGGCGCGGACATTTGCGCCGACGTATGACGGCTCGTCATAGTGCCCACGCTGGTCGCGAGCGTACATACTCGCGTAGTCAGGATTCGGGGTGACGTAGTACCCCGGTCCTAACGTGTTTTCGCCTTCGACCGCGGGTAAGTCTGTGCGAACCCTGTCGAAATCGGAGGTTGTGCCGTGGTACACGCGCGTGGTCGGCACTTCGGGTTCCACACTCGGACGGCGCGGCATGCCGGCGGCGAACCCGGCCTCGGCCTGCGCCGGCTGACGCGCACGCAGTGCAGCCTGCGCGGTCGGTGTGCCCAACCCAGCGCGCACACCGCGAAGGGCCGCCGGCCCGGCAATCGGCAGCGCCAGTGCACCGACCAACGGCGCGATCGGCGAATCGGGGAACAGTTCGCTCCCCGCCACGCCACCCACGCCAGACAGGCCCAGGAACATCGCGCCCTCAGCCAATGCCTTCATCGTCAACTGCTCGGGTCCGGTGACCAACAGGCTCATCACGTTGAGCGGCGTGAGTGCGCTGAGCACCCCGGTCGCGAGTCGCTCCTGGCGCTCGTCCGGTTCCCAGCCCATGTCTTTGGCCTTCTGGACAATCAGCGTGGCACTGTCGGCGCCGACCTTTTCGTCCGCGCGGCCCATGAGCAGCGCGGCGCGTACGTCCGGCGCGAGCCCGCCTGTGCCGATGTCGGTGGTCTGCTCGAGTTGCTGCTGGCGCTCCTCGGGCGAGCGCTGAGCTTCGAACTGGGACCGATAGTCGGGCGGCGTCTGGGTCATCAGCGAGCCGAAGTCCGACAACCCCTGCCCGATGCGTTCAGCCGGACCACCCGGTGCCGTAAAACCCTCGAGCGGTGGGCGATTGAGCGGCTCGGCGTTCGCCTGGAACTGACGCATACGGTCCTGCAGTGACTGGGTGAACTCCTGGCCCTGCTGTAGCCGGTCCTGAACGTCGCCCTGCACGCGCGAGCGCTGCTCGTCGAACCAGCGCTGGTTGTCGGCCTGCCTTTGAGATTGCGCGTTGTCGAACTGCGACCACGCGTCGCGCGCGCCCTGCGCGCCCTGCTGCACGAGCTGCTGGCCCTGGCCAATCAGGTCCGCGGCGCGTGTACTCACCTGTCGGCCGGCCTCGAGCGCACCTTCCACCGCGGTCCCGGCAGCGCGCACCACATCCTGTCCCTGGCCGAACAGGTTGCGGTAGTTGTCGCCGGCGCGCTCGGGGCTCTCCGACACCTGGCCCGTGCGCTGGGCATACGTCGCCAAGTCTGGCCCGCTCAGGTTGCGCTGCAAGCCCGACACGATCGCCGCACCCAGATAGCCAGGGTTGCTCGGCACACCAATCGCCCAACGAATGGCCTCGAGCGGGTGCTGCTCAACGTACGTCTTGGCTTGCTCGAGCGACATCTGGAAGGCTCGCGCGAAATTGCCAAGCTGGCCGCCTTCGAAAAACTGGAGCGGGCCCGCGCTTCGGCCCGAATCGCCACGCGCGCCGGCCAGGCCGCCCTCGGTGACCAGGATCGACTGGAGCGCTTTCTGACCGTCGTTGCCCAGCCACGATGCGGCGTCCGCGGCGCCACTCAGGATCTGCTGGCCCTGGTCGCCGAGTTGGCCCGCGCGCGCACCGCCGCCGCTCATGCCGGCCGTGGACTGGCCCATCGGATTGAAGCGTGACGGTGGCAAGCCGGCCGCAGTCTGGCCGCCGCCGTTGGGATCGAGTGTTGAACGGAGCAGACTCGTTGCGTCGAAGTCCCCGCCGGTGCCGCCATACTTGTCCGCGCCGAGCCTGATATCGGGTCCGATGCCGATATGCAGGTGCGTCCCGCGACCCTTGGCGTCGCCGGTATCACCCACCGGGCCCAGGTAGGTGCCGGCGCCGACCTGCTCGCCGACCTTGACCGACGGTGCGCTGTCGAGGTGGGCGTAGTAGTACTGCAGCCCGTCGTTGCCGCGGATCAGCACGGCATTGCCCCCGACACTGTTCTCGCCGGACTCGAGCACCTGGCCGCCTTGCATCGCCACGACCGGCGTGCCGCGCGGCGCGAACAGGTCCGAACCACCATGCACGTCGCCCCAGTGCAAGTCGACCTGGCCCTGATAGCCCTGCACGGGGAACACCCGACCAGCGCTGCGGTCAACGGGCGTCGCGTCTGTAGCGTTCGGGGCTGGCGTTGCAGGCGACTGAGCCAGCTCACTCGGCGCCGGCGCGGCGAACGGTGCTGGCGCTTGGTTCTGCTGCGCAACCCAGTCCTGGAACTTGCTCGCGCGGTCCTGCGCTTCGGGTGTCGAAGGCTGCGTGAGCGGCCCCACAGCGGGCGGAGGTGCCGAGACGACCTGCGGCTCAACCGCCGGTGCTGTGGGCTGTTGTGGCGCCGCGGGTGCAGTCGGTGAAACTGCCTGCTGGCCCACCCAGTCCTGGAATTGCTGAGCGCGTGCCGCGACATCCGACGCGTGCTGCTGTGCCGCGGCCTGCGCTGCCTGCGCGGCTTGTTGCGCGGCCTGCTCAGCGTTGCGTTTCTGCTCGCCGATCCAGTCGTCGAAAACCTGTTTGCGCGCGCCGATGGCGTCGTCGGCCAGCAGGAAACCGGGCACTCAGACTCCCGCCGCTGACGGCACGAGTGGCTGGCCGTTCGGGCCCAGGATGACCGGTGCTGGCTGCATCGGCTGGCCTGGCACGAGTGGTGCGCTAAGGGCGGGCGCGGTTGGGGGTACCTGGACTACCGGCGCCGGTGCAGCCAATGCCGGAGCCGCCACCGGAGGTGTGAGCGGTAGACCCGGCAAGGCGATGGTCGGCGCCGGTAGGACAGGAGCCGGCGGTGGAGTTGGCGGCGGCAGGGACACCCCCAATCGCTCCACCACCTTCAGGAACTGCTGCGGGTCGCGCCGTGCCTCGGCCTGCAGGAACGGGCGATCATCGTTCTGATAGGCCGCGCGGTAGAGCGAGTCGATCTGCTCGTTCTGCATGCGCTCCATGTCCGGGTGGTCGCCCTGGTTGCCGAACACGGCCGTCGCGAGGTGCTCAGCGTCGGTGTTCACCTCGTGCGTGATCTCGTCGCGCAGCTGGACGAGCTCGTTCTGGTTGGTTTTGCGAGCGTAAGCCACTACGCGTACCGCCAGGTCGGGTGGTGATCGAACTGGAGGCACCCGCGGAACGTCATCCAGTGGACCAGGACCGTCCGGCTGCGATACCAGCGCATCCGAAACCGGCTACCCCTGCTGGGCACCCTGCACGACCTGTTGGTATGGCGGTGGTCCGACGCCGGCGCCGTTCGGTGCCGCGGCGAGCGCACCCAGGTCTGGCACCCCACCCATGCCGGGCCCGCCACCTTCGAACACACCCGGCTGCGGTTGCATGCCGCCAGGACCAGGCAACCCTGGTTGACCAGGAAGCTGCCCCTGCATCGCCATCTGCTCGGCACTCTGCGCCTTCTGGAGCAGGTCGCCCCGCCCGGCGAGCATAAAGACCTGGGAATCGAGCCACTTCTCGTATGCGGGGCTCGCCCGAATTCTGTCCCGTGCGATTGAACGCCTGACCTCGTCGGGGTTGTCGCCCAGGTACTCGACCGCTTCGTCCTTGCCCCACGTGCCCGCGGCGAGCCGCTCGTGGGCATACCGCGCGGCAATCATTTCGTCGGTCGGGAGGGATGCCTGAACCTCCCATTTGACTTGCATGGGCTTGGCAAAATCGTCGGGACTGAGCCCGAGATAGCCCGACGAGTTGTTGTCGTCGCCCGAGTAAAACACCCACACCTTCTCGTTGATGTGCTGCGAACGGACCAGTGCCCACAGCTTCTCGGTCTGGCCGAGGAGTAGCCGCTCGAGGCCGTGGCGCACCGGGCCGACCCGCGTTCGGGTGTAGCTCAGGACCTGCGAGATGGCGAAGCCGGCGCCCTCCATGCCGCTGAGCGTGGTCACGCGCGGGCTCTCCAGGTCGCGGATCGCCTGGTCGACCAGACTCATGTGCTTTTCGAGCGTCTCGGGACCCATGTACTGGATGCGCTGGAGCTGGCGGCCCGCGGGCAGGTTCAGGATCTCGCCGGGCTTGATGGCAATGTCGCCCTCGCGCGGAAGGCCGTCGTTGCCGATGACCGTGCTCGCCGGCGTGTCGCCGTACGTGACCAGTGGTGACAACAGGTCCCGTGCCACGTATTGGGCATGCATGGCGCGCAAGAACTGGCGGTAGCGCACCAGTTCCAATTTGGTCCGGCCAATGCCCCAGCCGATCTTGCGGTTCTTCCAGTGGCTCATGGTCAGCCCTGGCGCGTAGTCGTACGGGACGCCAAACGGGTAGCCGTGGCGGAACTGCTTGACGATCATGCCGCTCGGGGTGCCGTTGTAGTTGGCACTCGACACGACGTACGTCACCCACTGGTCGTCCCAGTGCTCGACGAAGTCGACCGTCGCGATAACCGAGCGATTGCCCTCGATCTCGTTGTAGCCCTGCCCAAGCTCTTCCGGGACCACGTTGCCCTGACTGTCTCGACCGAGCCGATAGCGTCGGAACGTCGAGCGCTGCGGCTTCTGCGTGACCTCCAGGACCTCGCACAGTCGGCCGCCCGACCATTGCGGATAGATGGTCCGCGGATCGACGTACACCCACGCGAACGGTGGCCCCGCGGTCTTCTTGGCTTCCTCGGTCGCGCGGTCGTAGTTGCGGTACACGTCATACGGCTCGTCCGGCTTGGGCTTCGGGATCGAGTAGCGCCCGTCCCACAAGTCGCGCTGCCAGAGCAGCTTGGTCCAGCCGCCGCCGTCGTTCAGACACGCGTCAGTGACCTGGGTCATGGTGTCGCTGCCTGGTTCGCGCGTGCCGCAGCGCCAGAGCACCTCTTCGGTCCAGTGCTCGCGGTCGGTGGCGAGCGTCTGCGCCGTGTCGCCCTCGCCGCCCTTGATGCTGATCTTGGGTCGCTCGAGCGTCAGGATGGCGGACTGCTGAAACGCTTCCTCGGTGATGTCGGGGTCGCGCGGGTCGACGTGGACGAGGATGTAGTCCTTGTCCGCTTCGGCGAGTGCCGGCATACGCATCTCGCGCTGCATGCGCATGTGGTCGAGGTCGTCGTCCTGGTCCTTGTACAGGTCGCTGAGTTCGGTCCGCAGCGCCTGCACGTACGACGCCGTGGGCGGCTTGAGCGACTTGGCTTCGCGATCGACCGATTCGGCTTCAGCCATCGGCGGGTCCACCGATGCAGTCGTGGCGGCGGTCCGGGATCAGTTCATCGTGCTCAGCGCACAGGAACGCTTCACACAGCGGGCAATAGGTTTCGACGGGTCGCTGGCAGTTGGCGTGCGAGCACGTCTCGGGAATGACCGCCGCCTGCGTGTCGGTCATCGTCACGCGCGAGTGTAGCGCTTGCGCATCGATGGCGTATCGATCACGTGCGCATGCTGCGTTTGATCGACTCGGCATCGGCGCCCAGGTACTGCCAGAACACCCGCTCGAGCCCGCGGGCGTTCGCATTGATCGTCTTCGGCGTGCCGTCCAGATGCTGGCCCGTGACCGTGAGAAAGCGGCGCGTGACGTACGCCTCGACCCAGTCCCGACGCCGGCGCCCAAGCGGTAGCGAGCCCTTGACGAAGATGCGCAGCCCATCCCCGCCCGGACTGCGTTCGGTGTAGCTGTTCAATGCTCGCACGATCTGGTCGGCCTCGCGTCCGTGCTCGCTCACGTGGTCCAGGTCGATGCCGACCAACCCCCAGCGCGGGCTGAGCGCGAAGCTGACTCCATCCCAGCCACCGTGACGGTAGGTCTCGTACGCATCGTCGAACGTGGCCCACGTCTCAGGCTCAGACGCTTCGGCCTTGGCGCCGTCGGGCTGGTAGGGCGGCTTGCTGATGCGGCCCTGACTGTCGGCGCTGTACTTCCAGACGGCCCAACTGTCGTGGGTGCGCAGTTCGAACGGGATGTTCCAGCGTTCGACGCTGAGCGTGTGGCCTGGTCGCGTTTTCTGACGCGGTTCGCTGAGTGCTGCGATCCAGCGCGGCAGGGGCGCAAATGGCGAGTTACTCATCGGCCGACTTGTTCTGCGGAGTCACCAGCAGAAAGTCGGAAAGAATGAACCCGACTTGTGCAAGCGCTCGTTCGACGTTCCTGGTCCGAATCTCAAGAGATTCGACGCGTGCAGCCAGTTCGGCGATGACCAGTCGCGGATCACGGTCAATCATCGGCCGAACGCGTACCGCGAGCGGCTCACCTCGGGCGACGACTTCGCCCCAGCGTACGCCAGTGCCAATGCCGACACCGTGTCGTCGTGCGCACCCTGCGGCGCCGCGTACCTGAGCAATCCTGACGGCAACACCGTCGACTCGTACGCCAGCAGCTCACCCGTCTGCACGGGGTCATCGAGCAACGTGAGCGCACCGTCCTCGATCGCCACGCTCAGGTCGATGACTGCCGCCGCTTTCGTTGCATTCGTCGTCGTGAACGACCAGATCGGCAGTGGTGGCCGCTTCGTGCCGTCCAGGAGCATGTAGCCACGCTGCAATCGCTCGATGATCGGCGTGCCCATCGCATTACTCTCGGCCACGATGGTGCGCGGCTTGTACGCCGCGGCAATGCGGTGCAAGCGTTCGGTCTGGAACTCGTACTCGATCTGCGAGAAGCGATCCATGAACACCTGCTCCTGGGTACTCGCGTCGATCACGCTGATCACCGTGAAGTCGGACGTGCGGCCCCAGTCCACGCCGAACACGTAGGTGTGATGCTGCTCTGGTGCGCGCGGCTGTAAGCGAGCCACGGCATGCACGCCGCGGAACACGCCGGCGCCGTCGAGCTGTAAGAACTGCGCCAGGTACTCCTGGCTGAAGATGCGTTCGGGCAACTCGTGCCGCGCGGCTTCGATCTCACTGGCCGAGATGTACGGCGACGCGCTCGAGGGCATCTGCCACGACTGCCAGTCAGTCTGGAACGGGTCCTGGCCGAGCTGATACAGCGAGTGGAACGTGTCGAGTCCCTTGGGTGTGGACAGGAACCACGCGTCGCCACCGAGCACGCTGAGCGTCGGCCGCAAGCTGGCTTGCCAGACCGTTTCGAGGTCACGCACCAACGCAGCCTCGTCGACCACGATGCGGTGGTATTTTCGGCCGCGCGCGGCGTCGGGGTCGTCGAGCGACCAGCACTCAAGCGAGCCGCCGTTCGACGTGGCGATACGGTGCTGCTGCTCGCTCTTGTCCGCAGTGATGGGCTCGAGCACGATGCGCAACTGACGCCAGACTTCGTCCAGGTACTTGTACGTCGGCGCCATCCACGCGCACGTCTTGCCGTTCTGCACGCCCTCGGCCACGAGTCGAATGCCAAGCGTGGTCTTGCCCATCTGCCGGCCGCACGCGGCGACGTTGAAGCGGTGCTGCTCAGAGAGCATCGTCTGCTGCGCCTGGTGCAGCGGTGGCAACTCCAAGCTCTGGTGGACGTTCGACGGGCCGGAGCCCGGCGAGAAGTCGAAGGGTGGTGTCGCGCTCAACGGCAACCAACTGGGCAAGCTCGGCGGCGGATTGTTTTTCAAGCCACTCAGGGCGAGCTGCTGCCTGTAGTTGAGCCTGAATCGTGGAGACATGGGCACCGATGAGGTCAAAGATCAGGTCTCCGAGCGTCTCGGGATCGCGCGCGCGGTGTTCGTGTGCAACCTGTGCAACCCAGCGCGAAACCAGGCTGTGATCGACGTTGAACTTGGCCGCGGCCTGCACGACAGTCATGCCTGCCAGAACGGCAGCTACGGCTTCGGCGCGCAGCTCGGGCGAGTGGGCGACACCACGCGTCATGGACGCTCATTGTGGGCTTTCGGTGGTCGGCCCATCCTGACATCTGGCGCCCGACCCTCGAGTTGGCATTTGATGCAGTACCTGTCCCTGGATTCGGCCCGGTTTGGACAATCCGGCGTGCGGCAGATGCTTCGGCCGTTGCGAACTTCCGTGGATCGTTCGGTCATCGGCTGCACCGCGGGCAGGGTAGAGCTTTGCCAAAGTCGGGGTGGGCGATGTCCAGGTCGCGCCGCACATAGCGCCGGCCGAGACAGACCGAGCACTCGGATTCGTCACCGAGCGTGTAGCGGCTGCGGGTCGGGTAGAGCGGTTCTTTGACGATGCCGGCGTGCTTGACCTGATCCTTGGCAAGATCCTTGGATAGCCAGGCTTCGAGACGACCCAGGTCGGGCACGGTGGCCGTCTCGAAGTAGCGTGCCCACGATTCCTCGAAGGCGGCTTCGTCGACGAATTGCTCGCGCCACGCCGCGGCGAGTGAGCGCGCATCGTCAACGCTGAGCATCGTCTTTCGTCTCTCCGTTCTCTGAAGATTTTGAATCCGGCTGGCTTGGCAGGCCCCGGCTGGCGCGGTCCCTGGCGATGAGCTTGAGGTGTTCGGCGAGCAGTTGCGGGTCGGTGTCCTCGCGTACGCGCGCACGCCCGGGTAGACGGGCCGCCGGAGACGAGCCGGAGCCGGCCGGATTAACTACGTTAGTACCGGGTACGGGGTGGAGCGAACTTTCCCCGGAATCCGGCTGAACTCCGGGTGAACTCCCGCCGGATTCCGGGGTGTCATACGTGCCGTTGGACTTGCGCTTGCGGACGCGCGCAGCCTCGCGTTCTTTGAGCACGGCCAATCTCGACGGCTGATAGCGCAGGTAGTCGTGGATGACGTAGTTGCCGTCCGTGGAGTGCAGCCAGCGACCCACCAAGCACAGCTCGTCAACCGCAGGTTTCCAACGTGATACGTGCACCAGAGTGGCGACCGTTCGCACGTCGATCTCTGTCAGAATTCCGTCGCGAAGCTCGCGCGCCGAGTAGATGATGCCGGCCACGTCCAGCAGTCGCGCGTGGGGGCCCAGTGGCGCGATCTTTCCGTTCGACAAGTAATCATCCGCGAATCTGACCCATGGCATCCTCTCCGGCCTTCCTACGGAATGTGTTCACAATCAACTCCTCGTCGGTCGGTCGCCACACCTGCGCTCGCACGACACGCCCATCCACGAGTCCCAACTCACGTTTCTGATCGGGCGTGAGCCGGCCCGATGCCGTCTTGAGTTCGACTCGAAGCAGTGGGGCGCTCGGGTCGTCATGACAAAACTCCCAATCCAACGCGCCATGCGCATCCGAATGGCCGTCGACTCGAATCGTGTGGACGCCTTCGACGACGCCGAGCGAGTAGCGCACGTGTCGACCGTGCCAGCCGTAGCGGCGCGCGAGATGCTTGATATGGCGCGCGAATTCCTCTTCACCGAGTGACGCCAGCAGCATCGCGCGCGCGGTGGTCACGCCTCGCGCGCCTCCAGCCGGCGCGCTTCCCACTGGCGGCGCATGAGATCCGAGCGGCGCTCCAAGATCAGCAGCCGCGTGTGCTCCAAGTCGTGCGCCTGGAGAAAGTCCCGCTCCTTGACCGCGGCCAGAATCAACCGGTCCAGCGTGACCATCTCGCGCGCCAGTTCATGCGTCGGCGAATCGACCGTTTTCACGCCGGCAGCTCCGCTTGACCCGCCGCGGCGCGCAAGTCGGCCTCGTCCATGCGCTCCTGCATCAACTCCCGCAGTTGTGCGTTCGCCTGCTCGGTCCACTCGAGCGACCACGACCGATCCGCCCGGTACTTGCCGAGCCCAGGCACACGTAGACCCATGGCATCCGCAAGCAGCTTCTGGTTCTCGGTCAATGCTGCATCGAGATCTGGGTTCGGCTCGGGCTGGAGTTCGGCCTTGCGTTCGTCGATCGCCTGCACTAGCCGCTGGCCTTCGTCGATCAGGACCTGGCGCCCGAGCGGTAGCCGCATTGGCTTGACGCGAATGCCGAGCCCCTGCGCCACGCCCAGCACCTCCACGTAGCGCTGCCACACGCGCTCGTCGGCACTGCGCACCAGCACGTCACCCACCACGCTGGCCGCAGGCTGCGGCTCGTCCAGGACCTCGCCCGTGACGTGGTCGACCGCGACCCGCCGCGCGTCAGCTACCGTCTCGACTTCGCTCACGTCCATGAACCCCAGGCCGCACATCGAAAGGGTCAGCCTTCGCTTCGCCTTCGTCTCGGCCTTCATGATCGCGTTGGCCAGGTAGTCGCCCTGCAGGTTCTTGACGTAGACGGCACCCTGCGCACTGTCGATGCGGCCTTGACTGTCCTTGCCATAGGCCGTCACGACGTACACGCCTTGCACGTCGGACACCTCGAGTTTGGTCACCGAGATGCCATGGATTCGGCGCAACTGATCGGTGGCGTTCTTCGTCGCGTAGAGCGTCAGTTTGTCGCTCAAACGCAGGTAATCGAATGGCTTCGTATACGGATTCAGGCCGAGCGATTCGCACACCGCGTTGTAATAATTGATGCGCTCGAAGTCCTTCAGACGCGACAGGTCGCCTTCAATGATCACCCGCTCGAGGACCGTCGCGGGGTCGGGTCTGGCGAGTTCCGTGGTCATGCCTTGGTTGCCTCCTGTTGTTGTCGGATCTTGGCCATAATCTCATTGGCTTTGATCACGCACGGCCACGGCGTCTTGCATACCGCACATACCATCTTGTGCCGCACAACATCCTTGAACATCACGTGTTCAGTCACGCATGACTCCATGCATGCGCAATCCAGACCGTTGCCTTGCGACCATTGCGCGTCGGACGCCGCAGACCCGAGTCAATGACCAGGCCGGCCTCAAGTAGCTCGCAGCGACGCGGACGCTGCGTGTTGCCGTTCATCCCCAGCGCGAGCTGCATCTCCTCGTCCGTCGCGCCGTCATGCGCCACCAAGTAGCGCAGCACCGCAGCGCGCAGCGTGGCTCGCCTGCTTTCCGAGAGCGTGAGCGCGGCGCCCATCGACGTGTCGGAGTGCTTCTGGTGCGGTGGCAACCCGCCATAGATCACGTCGAATAGGCCCGGTTGCACCGTCGCGGTCATGCGCCACCTCGCAGAAATCGGTAGATGGCCACGGCAGCGAAAATGAGCACGAGCCACATGAACATCCCGCCCAGAATGGCGACCGCGTGCCAGACCTTGAACCCGAAATGGGGGGCGCAGTCGTCCAGGTACAGCCCGTTACGCGGCCGGGTGACGAGCGGCATCAGCAGCCCCCGATGGTCGCGAACTCGCGGCCGCGGCCCACGCTCAGCATCCAGATCACCATGTTGCGATTCGCCACGGGGTCGAACACGCTGACGCCCGCGCGGCCGGCGGGTGTCGTGGGCCACGTGCTGGGCAAGAACTGGCCTAACCCCGAAGCACCGCTGCGCGGATTGACGGCGCCGGCAAAGCCGCGGCTCTCGCGGAAAATGATGCAGTCGGCGAGTCGGGCGAGCGCCGTCGGCGGCTCGGGCGCGGGTACCGGTGGCGGGACGAGCTCGCCCACACTAATCAGGTACGCGCGCGCACTGACCTTTGACGTGGCCATCGCTCCAAGCAGGTCGACCACGTCGACGTGCGCCTCGTTGGCCGCCGCGATCGTGTCGGGGTGTATCCCATCCAGGTCCTCGGCATGGAGACCCGCTGCGGCCGCACCGACCACACCCACGACCAGTCCAAAGACTGCGCCGGCCACGAACCTAGCCACGGGGCGCCGCCACGTAGATCAACGCAAAGGCGCACAGCACAGCGCAGGCGACGAACGCGAGCGCCCACCACTCGCGCGGATTCAAGGGGCTCGTCACGCGCGGTCCTCGGCCATCATCTCCAGTGCCTCGCGCTCGACACGCCCGCACTCGAGCAGCTCGACCAGGCGCTGCACGTCGGCCTGCAGCCCGGCGAAGATGGTGGTGTCAGCGAGCGCGTCGCGGTAGCCGCGCTGGTAGGCAGTGATATAGCTCAGCCGCGGGTCTTCGGATGTCCGCGGATTGAAGTGGCGGAAGCCCCACCAACTTTTATCGGCGACCTCGGCCACGTTGGGCACGGCTACGCCAGGTTGTGTCTGGGGCATCGGCTACGCGACCGACTCGACGAATGACGGCGGCGCGCTGAACAACGCCGCCGTTTCGGCTTCGTTTAGCTCAACGTTGTCGCCACGGACAAGGTGGCAATAGAGTGCGTAGCGGAGCAGCGCGACAACCTCGGCCTGGCGATGCTTGCGCTGGTGCAGACGCACACGCGCATGGATCGCTTCCCAGCCGGCCGGACCTAGGTCGTCCGCAACCAGGACCGCGCGTATGGGTTTCCACTCGGGCATGCACCTAGTGTTGGCAGGCCGGGCCTGCCAACGGATTGCCAGTTTCTAGACACGCTTAACCAGTGCGCCGAGCAGATGGCAGACCTGGATCACGCCATCGATACGCCCGTCGATCAGTAGGTCAAGTGCGCCGAATGCGACCACTAGGCCGGCGGCGATAACCCCATGCAGATCGATGTAACTGTGAATGACACGGCCATCGGTCGTGTCGTATTCGTCGACGCGGATCGCGGGTCGACCAGATTCGTCGACGACGGCCGTGCGGGCTCGCGCGAGGTGATGGATCTCGCCGGCGACGACATTGAACGGCTCGTCCTGGACGGGGACGAGCGGCATCTGCTCCCACGGTGGCCGCTCGTCATGCTTCGGCGGCCAGGACCCTAACCACCGCTTGCACAGTTTGCGACCACGATCGAACGTGCGCAGAGCGATCTGCTCCGCTGCTGGCACGCCGCGGTTGTAGACGCGATGCAGCTCCTCGCGGACCGGCGGCCGGCGGGTGGTCTCAAACCACCGTCGGTGCGCGGCCCAGTATCGAATCGCGAACTCAGGAACATCGTCGGGGAACAGGTTCGGCTGTTGTGCTGATGCTGTCTCCACGGCGGCAAGGCTTTCCTCCCTAGAACAAAGTTTCCACTCCCCATTGTCTACGCCCCCCCTCGCCAAGGGTTCGCCATTTATTTGCCAGGCCTTCCCACAGCAAGGTAACGCGCCGGCACGGTTGCGTAAAGGTTGAACTTGTCACTCGGGAGGGGAGTAACGAGCGGTGTCTAGAAAGTGGCAACCCCATGGCAGTCGGGATCGCGCATGCTTGCCGGCATGGCCCAGCCCCAGGACGAGGCGCAGCCGATTCGACAAAGCGGCGAGTCGCCACTACCACGCGTCGTCCACAAGCCTGACATGCGGCGCATGGTCGCCGCGCTGATGCTCATCCTCGAGCAGGGCCGTCAGCAGGCGCGCGAGCGCGAGAAGAACGAGAAGTCAGCCAGCTAGGCCGCGCCGCGGCGTAGACGTAACAAATCTATCTGTGCCGCGTGGTCGTGTGACTGCGCTTCAGACTGAGATCCAGCGAACGTGTATTCCCGATATGGTTCGGCCTTCGGGTACAGGCGCACCTTGATCACCAGTTGCTGGACCACGCCCTGCAATCGAGCCTGGTCCTTGGCCGCTCGCCATTCAGCCCAGTACGTGCCAATCTCGCGCAACAGCCGCGCGCTATCGACCAGTTGTGCCTCGAGCGCCTCGCTCAGGGCGGACTGACTGTCCAGCGCGTCCATGTCATGGCGCACGAGCGCCGCGTCATCATCGATGTGCGCGAGCTGGGTCGCCGCCTCGTCACGGCTGATGGCGCGCTGGCGGATCAGGTCGAGGATGTCCTGTTTGGCGTCACGCGTGGCCCGCAAGCGTGCGTTGAGTCGCCGATACTCGGCGTCCCTGTCCACGCTGATCCCCTGTCGCTCGCGCAACTGAGCGCGTAGCGCATCGAGCCAGATGTCGGGTTGCGCGATGAATTCGTCGACCTCACGCAGCACCAGGTCTTCGATTGGCTCGCCGCGGATGTAACCAAGTCGGCAGGGATTGGCGGGATCGGCGTCAGACCGACCTTTGGCACGCAGGCACGCGTAGTAGAGGCGCCCCGTTTTCTTCTGATAGTTGCCGACCACACTGCCACCACACAGGCCGCACTCGAGCCGCCCGCGCAACAAGTACGAGTAGAGCGCAGTGTTCATCGGATGCTCGGCGTTCTGAGCGAGTTGCTTGGTCGCCCGCTGCCACAGCAGGTCGTCAACGAGCGCAGTGACGTGCTGTTCGATGGTGCCGGCGGCGTGGTTCAACTCCCGCTGACCGCGGTACATCGGTGAGTTGATCATGCGTTGGATACGCCACGCGCCCCAGTGTTTGTTGACTGACTCACGCTCGAGCCCGGTCTTGTTCGAGCGATAGCGCGTCGTTGAGGGCACGTCCCGCGCCGTCAGCCAGCGCGCGACCTGGCGGGTGCTGTCGCCATCCGCGACGCGCTGGAAGATCTGCCGAGCGATGTCGGCTTCGGTCATGCCGAGCGCGTCAATGAACTTGTCGCTCGGCACCAGTCCACCCGTTGATCCGACCGCGAAGCCGTAGGGCACCGGGCCATTCAAGAATTTGTCGTCACGAGCGCGACGATCGCGACCGAGCGTCATGCGCTCTCGGATCGTCTCACGCTCGAGCTCGGCGATCGAACCGAGAAGTTGGAACACGAATCGCCCGATATGGGTACGCGTGTCGAATGGCTCGGTGGCGCTGACGATGGCAACGCCGCACCTGTCGAGTTCGTCATGCGCTTCTAGCAGGACCCTGGCCGAGCGCCCCAGCCGATCCAGCCGATACATGATGACAGCATCAACCTCATGCAGTTGGGCGAGCTCAAGCAAGCGTCTTCCGTCTGGCCGTTCGTTTAGACGCAGCGTGCCGCTGTAGCCGTCATCAACGAACAGCCCGACCAATTGCATGGGGTTCGGTGAGTCGTCGGTAAGGTCCGCGGCATAGCGTCGCTGCAGATAGTCGATCTGGTTTTTCGCCGTCTCGCGGTCGGTTTGTTCCTCGCTACTAACGCGGACGTAGAAAGCGATCCGGGTGAGACTCGGAACTGGTGCCAACACCCGCGCCTTCACGCCAGCGCTGCTCGCGTGATAGTCACTTGCCGCTGTCCGTCCGAATTTCGCGTTCCTGCTCGGTGACGTAGCGACGCAGAGCGTAGATCACTAACGACGCGAAGGTGCGATCTTCCGCTTCCGCGACCGCGATTGCCCGTTTCCGCAGATCGGCCGGAAACCGAACAGTAATCGATACGGCTGGTTCTGACGGCTCGGCAGCATCTTTACGCCGACGGGGCATGGTGTGGACTTGATTCATAGTAACCAGTCTACAGCACACCTGGCCCATTCGCAACCTTCATGGTTGCACTTACCGCCACCACAGCGCTATAATGCACCCATGCAAAGCGAAGCCGCCCACCGCAGCAACGGTGAACGGCCTCTTGAGCAGTCCATCAACCTGGAGATGAACCGCCCCGTGAACAGCCTACCGACTACCAGCAAGCCCGACTGCATCTTCTGTGGCAAGCATGACCATTGGTCGGCGAGTTGCAAGAACATCGCCCGCACCATCTGCGGCCTGATCGACTACCGCGGTCGCATCTGTGGCAACTGGTCTGGCCACACCGACCCGCACTCGTTTGTGCCGCGCACAGTGCGGGAGGACTGACGATGTCGGCTTCCGTCATCGACCCGCGCACTCAGCGCGCCATCGAGATCGCCTCAGACGCCGGCCAGTTCGTGCGTTGCCGCACCTACCACGGCGAGGTCGTCTGGGGCGTCCCATCCCAGTCCCAGGAGCACCTGCGCTACCTGGTCACCGAACGAAGTTGCGATTGCGAAGACTTTCGGCGGAACGGCTTGCGCTACGGTCGCATTGGTTTCCACGGCGCGCATTTTTCATGCAAGCACCAACGTGCTCTCAAAATCTTGATTTCAGCGTGGAACGCGCAACAGACCGAGCACGACGACGAGCTCATCCTGGAACAGCTCCCGAACGGGGAATTCGCGTGGCTCAGGAGGGCCGAGTGATGACTGCCAATCCGCGCCAACCGCTCGAGCTCGTCGAGGGCCTCGTCGAGCAGACCAACAGCAACGGCGTCCGAATCAACGGAACGTGGTTCAGCCGCTCGCAATACAAGCCCATCGATCTGCCAGGCGTGGGCGCGCGCGTGTGTCTACGGGTGGACGCCAAACGCTTCATCAGTTCGGTCGAAGTCCTGGAGCACGGCGCCGCGACAGCTAGCCTGTCACGCAACGAGACCATCACGCGGCTCGCGGTCCTGAAAGCCGCGGCGCAGTTCGGCGCCAGGCGGCCCGACTGCAAGAGCTCCGATGTGCTGGTGCTCGCCGAGAAGTGGCTCGAGTGGGTCGAGCGAGCGCCATAGAATGGATGCCCCCGCGCCGCGAGGAACGGCCGGGGGCGCGACACCGAAGGAGGATTGCCCTCGATGCATTCGAACGATAACCCATGCCGCGGCTGAGCAATGGCATGGGCGTCGGTGCCCAATCAGCCGAGAAGTTCCACGACTTCGAAGGTATCGTCGACATCGTCGCGAAACGCGCTATGGGAGCGCTCGAACGGTGTCCGACCTGGCGACGGCCGTATGTCTGGGCCGACCTCACCAGTGGCAGCGGCTATGACGATTTGCCAGAAGGCTCGACCGTCAAAGGCACGCCCCTGACCGCGATGGACCGACTCCACGAGCGATACGCGAAAAAGGGCATTCCATCTGCTGCTGTGTTCTTTGAACGCGAGCCCGATCGTGCTGTCGAACTCAGAGCTGCGCTCCTGCACGAGTATGGGCCGTCAAGCAAAGATGTGTCGTACAAGGTCCACGCGCGTGATTCGCACGAGTTCCTGGAGGCGTTCTGCGATCCGAAAGCGATACCCGGTGAGATGGGCGCCTTCGTCTACGACCCGACCGAAGCGGTCGATCTGGACTTCATGGCAGACATCGCGAACGCCCCACACCTCAAACGCTACGACTTGCTGGTCTACGTGTCTGCCACCTCGATCAAGCGACCACGAAGCCTGCCGGCACACTATCAAACCGACCGACGCACACTCGTCGAACGGCTTACCGCTATCAACAAGCGCAAGATCATCGTTCGCAAGCCGTCCGGCCCGTCTGAGTGGTCGTGGTTCATTATGACCAACGACCGGCACTTCCCGGTCTGGCACAAAGCGGCAGGCCGATCCAACAACCTCGATTTCTTCGACATCGTCACGCCAGAAGGGCGCGCCGTGCTTGAGCATCTGAACTGGACTCGAGCGGAACGCCTGCACCAGACGTACGGGGGAGGCTTGTTCAAGTGACACAGACCGAATTGCGTTTACCAGAAGGGCCCGCTGATGTCGCGCGTGAGCAGCTCGAGCGCATCAAGCGATCATGGGTCGAGTTCGCTCTGGACCTGAAAAACTTTCACGATCACGAACGCTGGCGGGATCTCGGCTATAGCGGTTTCAAAGACTGCGTTGAGGTCGAGCTTGGTTGGCGGAAAACCAATGTGTATCAGGTGCTGACTGCGGCTGAAACGATCATCGCATTGCAACAGTCCGCCATGGCGGAACCGTTGCCAGTAAACGAACGGCAACTTCGCGAGCTCGCGCCGCTTAAGAACGATCCTGACCAACTAGCGGCAACCTGGCGACAGGCCGTCGAGACAGCGCCGCGCGACCGAAACGGCGAGCCGCAGGTCACCGCCAAGCACATCGCCGACGTGATCGCCGCCGATGCCGTGGTCATCACCGAGGACACCACGCCGGCCGACCCCGTCGACCTGCTGATGACGTTGCCGATGTGGCGTAGCCTCGACGCAGAGCAGCAGCAGCGTGTACTGACTCGGCCACGGACGAAGGCCACGTTCAACGAGCAGCAGACCACGAACATCGAATGGGCGCGCTGGTCGTGGAACCCTGTCACCGGCTGTCGCCACAATTGCAGCTTCTGCTACGCCCGCGACATCGCCGCACGCTTCTACCCCCAGGGCTTCGTGCCGACCTTCCTGCCGGAACGCCTCGACGCGCCGCGGAGCACGCGCGTGCCAGCGATCGCAGCGAGCGACATCGGCTACAAGAATGTCTTCACCTGCTCGATGGCTGATCTGTTCGGCAAATGGGTGCCCCGTGAGTGGATCGAGGCCGTGCTCGACAGCGTGGCCGCCAACCCACAATGGAACTTCCTGTTCTTGACGAAGTTCCCGCAACGTCTCGCCGAGTTCGAGTTTCCTGCCAATGCCTGGCCAGGAACCACGGTCGACGCTCAGGCGCGCGTCAAGAATGCCGAGGCCGCGTTCGCCAAGGTCCGCGCGCCGGTCAAATGGCTGAGCCTCGAACCACTACTCGAGCCGTTGCGCTTCGAGCACCTCGACCTCTTCAACTGGCTCGTGATCGGCGGCGCATCGGCTTCGACCGAGACGCCTGAGTGGCATCCACCACTGTCCTGGGTGGCCGACATCGAGCACCAGGCCGCTGCGGCCGGCGCGCGTGTGTACCACAAGACCAACCTCTACCAGCGGCGGCGCGAATATCCAGGCGTGCCACTCCAGCCGGTGCTCGACATACCCGAAGCATTCCACATGCAGTATCTGCAGCGCGACGTACTCGAGCCGCGGGCCTATGCGGCTGAGATGAAATCGATCTAATGGTGCTTAGATCAAGCAAACAACAGGTCGCTGAATACGAGCGTTTCATGCGCTGGTGGTTGACGCAGGACTGGGACGGCTCGTACTCAGACGTGGCCTGGGATAGCTGGTGGGAAGCCAGCCATGAGATGCGCACCGAGAACGAGCGGCTGACGCTGGCCGACAAGCAGTGGGCCGACCACGTCAAGCGACTCGTCGACGAAAGTGACGCCCTGCGCGCCGAGGTCGAGCGGCAGGAGCGACGATTCCGAGAGGCTGAGACCGAGTGGGTCGAACGGTTCGAGCAACTGGAAGCCGAGAGCCAGCGGCTACAGGCGCAAGTCGCCGCGCACCACACACCCGGCTTCGTTTGTCAAAGCTAATTGTTGATATGACTGACAAGTGGCTGATCGCCGGTAGCCGCGCCAAGTGGTGGCCCGACCCTAACGCGGTGGCTGAATTCGTGGATGACATGCTCGACGGTTGCGACGCTGGCCTCGTGCTGATCAATGGCTGCGCCGATGGCGTCGATGCCTGGGCCAAGGAAGCCGCTGAGCGACGCGGCATCACGGTCGATCCGCACCCCGCCGAATGGCGGAGACCAGACGGCAGCTTCGACAAGAGCGCGGGGTATCGGCGCAACGCCGAAATGGTCGCCCTGGCGGATCACGTCTACGTGGTTTGGGATGGGCAGTCGCCGGGCACCAAGCACACCATCGACCTCGCGTTGAAAGCCAGGAAGCACCTCGAAGTGCTGTTTCCCCTTGGCAGACCTAAAGATGGTTAGATCAAGCTCGTTGCGGTACTGGCCACTGGTCGCCTACATCGCCACGATCTTCCTCGCGAACTGGGCTATCACCACCTTCGGCCTGGTCCCTGTTGGGTTTGGCCTGCTCGCACCAGCCGGCGTCTACTTCGCTGGCTTGGCATTCACCTTCCGCGACCTCACCCAGGACGCGCTCGGTCGACGCTGGACGTACTTCGCCATCGTCGTCGGCGCCGCACTGTCGGGCCTGATCAGCGGCCCGCTGGCGCTCGCATCAGGCACGGCGTTCCTGGTCAGCGAGACAGCCGACCTGCTCGTTTACACACCTTTGCGAGAACGTCGCTGGCTGACGGCGGTAACCGCTTCCAACGTCGCCGGCCTCATAGTAGATTCAGCTCTATTCCTATGGCTTGCCTTCGGCTCACTCGAATTCCTGTACGGCCAGATCGTCGGGAAGATGTGGGTCACCGGGCTCGCCGTCATTGTCTTGTGGGGCTGGCGTGCTCTATCTGAGCGGCGTCATGACGCAGACGCTGCTCGCCAACCCGCGGCCTGAACTCGGCCTGATGTACCAGCCCGGTATGGGCAATGACACGCGCGCGTTTCAGTTCTGGCGATTCGCCTGCGACAACGGTCGGTTCGCCAAACCCGACGAGTGGAACGCCGGCGATTGGCTCGAGTGGCTCGCGAGCCTACGTCGCTACCGCCAGAATTGCCTCTTTGCCGTAGCGCCCGACGTGGTCGGCGATGCGCTCGCGACACTCAACCTGTCGCGGCCCTATCTTGAGACAATCCGCCAGTTGGGCTACCGCGCGGCCTACGTCGCCCAGGACGGGTTTCACGATGCCTTCCCCGACCCCGACACCTTCGACGTGTTGTTCATCGGTGGCCGCGACGAATGGAAGTTTGCAGAGGATGGTGGCTACGCAGCTGCACGCTGGGCGCGAGCACACGGCAAGCCAACCCACCAGGGCAGAGTCAACAGCGAGCGGCGAACCGTCACGATGATGGTGTCGATGTTCGATTCGGTCGACGGCACGTACTTGAAGCACGGGCCGGATGTGAACTGGTCGAAGTTGAACCGCTGGCTCGACCGGGTGCGCGACCAATCGTTCATGCAGGCCGCTTGATAGATCTAAGTGCCGTTCTATCTGACAAGATTTCCATCCCAAACTGCCCGGCTTGACGGCTCGACATCACGCAAGCCACCTGTTTAAATTTGTAAGTGCGTGGTATGGCTCTTTGTGCCGGGGCTGGCGGACTCGAACTCGCGCTCCGCATCGCCCTCGGCGATGACTACCACTGTGTGGTGTACGTCGAGCGGGAAGCCTACGCCGCGGCCGCCCTCGTGGCGCGGATGGCAGACGAGGCCCTGGATGCAGCTCCTGTCTGGGACGACCTCACCACCTTCGACGGTAAGCCGTGGTGTGGCCTCGTGGATATCGTCTCTGCCGGCTTCTCCTGCCAGCCCTGGTCGCAAGCAGGCAAGCAGCTCGGCATCGAAGACGAGCGCTGGATCTGGCCAGACATTGCGCGTGTCGTTCGCGACGTTGACCCCGAATGGGTGTTCCTGGAAAACGTCGCTGGGCTTGTTCGAGGAGGACTGGAGCACGTACTGCGGGATCTGGCCGCGTCGGGGTTCGATGCGGAGTGGGACAGTCTTTCGGCGGCCGAAGTCGGTGCGCCGCACCTTCGCGAACGCCTCTTCATCCTGGCCCACCGCGCGCGCCAACGATCCGGAGAAGCGTGGGGACTTCAATCCAAACCATCGCAGCGGCTTGACGGTCGCGGCACGCTTGTGGCCGACGGCGAATGCGGAACTAGGGACGGGGTACATGAGCGGATCGAATCGGGATACGTGGCGCCCGACTCTAGAAGGCGCAGCGATGGGATACGAGCCCATTCTCCATCAGGGTCGGCCGAAACACTGGCCGACGCCACGCGCTGAGGACGCCGAGTGGGCAGGCAATCACCCCAACGCAACGGACAGCTTGGTCGGGACGACCAGGCTGTGGCCGACGGCGACCGCCAAGGATGCGGCGAGCAGCGGTACACGCAAGGATGCTTCCAATTTCACTTTGACGGACAGAGCAGTACGCCAGCCGCTCTGGACGACGCCGACGCAGGACGACGCTGGGGGCAGGACGACGAGATACGCCCAGGGCGGTCCCGCCCTGGGCGTACAGACTGGCCACTGGGCGAGCCCAGTGGCCAGGGACTATCGCTCAGCACACGAGAACGACAGGAACGGGTCGCTGCCGATACAGGCTACTGGCCACCCGACCGAAGCTATGAAGGCGAATGGCCGAGTGAGCTTGAACCCGCTGTTCGTCGAGTGGCTGATGGGATGGCCCCGTGGGTGGACCGACTCAGGCTCACCGGTAACGGGGTGGTCCCGCTGGCTGCGGCAGTCGCGTTCCTACGCCTTCGCGATCGCCTGATCGACGACGTTTGTCAGATCTAACTGTCCTTAGAAAACGTAAACCGACTAATAAAGGCATAACTGCCCTCAGGGTGAGTCGAACGGCAATTGCACGGGTACGTGCGGCTCTTCGACCGACGAGCGTTCAAGGAATGGCTCGCGCTCAGGCTCAAGCATCGGTGTCGGCGTCGCTGGTTCAGCGGGCTGAACTATGACGATGACCACCACCACCGGCTGAGGCGGGTCCGTAGCTGGCGGTACGGGGTCTGGTGGTAACGGCCGCTCCACCGCCACGTACTGCGTTGCGAGCACCTCTGGCGTGCCGCCACACCGCTCCGCTGGCGTCCAGACCTGGTCGCGGATACCCGGCACGTCAGGCACGGGTGGCGGCGCGGCCAGACACTCTGGCAAACGAGCGCGCTCCGGACCAGGCATGCGCGTCGGGCGAGTGGGTCGCTCCGGCAACGGTGGCAGCTCGAACTCTGGTCGCGGCGTTGGCGTCGCACGCGGAGCGGGCGTCTCGGTCGGGACAGGCGTCGGGCGAGGCGTTGCCGTCGGCTCGGTCGTGGGTGTCTCAGTCGGTTCGAGCGTTGGCTCGGGTGTTGGTGTCTCGGTCGGTTCGGGCGTGACTATCTCGGTTGGCGTGGCCGTTGGGCACTCACCACCCGCGATGCGTGGACTGGCGCACTCCTCCTGAGCCTGGACGCGCAGCAACAGCAGCAAGCCCAAGGCGATGCCAAGCATTCAGTCCTCGTGTTTCCTGCGCGAAATGGTCCACCGCCAGGTGACGAAGTTGACCACGATCGCGCCGAGCACACCCCCCAGGAACCCCGGCCCAAAGGTAGGGTTATCCCTGAAGAACGACAGCACCATTTCCACTTAGCGGAACTCCTCGACCAGCAACCGCTCGGCCATCTGGTGCGCAAACATCAGCCCGTCGAGGAAGCGTTGGTCCAGCAGTGCGCGGTGGGCGGGACACTTGCCGTTGCCGACCTCAGGATCGGCGCACGAGCAGTTCCGTTCGATGGCACCCAGCAGGGCGATCAACTGCGCGGGGTCGCCGTGGAACACCGCCGCCAGCACCATGCATACGCCTTAGACGACCCCGAGGATCTTGAGCAGGATGATGATCACCAACACGGTGATGATCAGTCCGCCCACGCCATACCCCATTACGTCAGACGGGCAACAGCTAGCGCGGCCAGCAAGCCGAACACCACCGTCGCCGACAGCGGCAACACGCCGACCAGGCCCAGGATGCACAGCAACAGAACCACAATTGCGATCAACGAGCCGATAGTCACCGGGTACGTTCCAAAGGTAGTGATCTGCATGTCATGCCTCCCTCACTGTTGACCCACGACCATACAAGCGTTCCAGCCGCCCCACGTATCCCACTCGTACGCGTCCAGCACCTGGCCGACGCCCTTCCAGTTTGGGCTGGGGTTCGCCAGGTTGAAGTTCGCACCATCGCTTCCGCGCAGGCCACTCCAGTGGTACCAGCGCGCGCCGCCGATCTGGCCAATGGCGCGCTCGGTCACGTACGCCAGCGTCCACCAGTCGGGGAACGCCAGCCGCTCCACGGCATAGCCATACTCGTTGTAGACCCGCTCGAGGTCGATCCCCGACGCGTACGCCAGCCCGTAGTCAGGGCTGACCGCAGAGTAGCCGGCGATGCGCCGCAGCTCCTCGACGCCGGCCCACTCGTCCCACTTGCCGCCGCTCGGTGACTCGACGCCTAGCGCGTTCATCACCCAGGCCAGACTGGCGCACGAGCAGGTCCACGACGCTGCCTGATAGACCGTTGGCTCGTTGCGATCGAACTGAAGCTCGGTCGGTTCGTCAGGCCGCGGTACAGGCCACGGCTTGGGATACCACTCCTTCGGCGGCGAGTAGAGCGCGGCAACGTTTGCACTCACACCAGGCGCGCCCCGTCGACCGGGTTCCAGGCAATACAGGCGCCGCTCGAGAAAATCTGCTGGACCTCAGTATCGGACACGGCAATTTCCGCCGATAGCGGCACGCCCAGGTACTGACCTTCGTCGCGGTATCCACGCCATAACTGATAGATGGCGGCCGCAGGATTGAGCACCAGATCAGGAACAACGGACGACCACAGAACGTGGTCAATTTGACTCATCCAGTCGCCCTCGCCTCCATAGCCGCCATCGCGGCCTCATCCAAAACCCAGCGCTCGAGGCCGTCCATGGCGATAACACGCTCCTTGACGATCTGCGCCGCATCGTTCAGACCCGCTGGTGCCGCGCGGCCTTGGACGCCGGCCGTCATCTCCTGGTGTTCTTTCAGGACGAACATCTGCTGCACTTCGAGCGGGGCCGCGCCGCCACCAACCGGGTGCGTCGAGGTCGCGCCGCAACCGTCAGGGCACTGCAAGACGATGAAGTTGTGGTCGTCCTCGCCCGCAATGTTCTTCGACCAGAGCACCTCGGCGGCGGGGATGGTGCCGCTGTGGCCACCTTCATCGAACACAACGTCAATCGAGCCGTCTGCATTGAAAACAACCGGTCGGATACTCATGGGTTGAACTCAACCTTTACTGCTCCTGCCGCACCGGTAAGAGTCATTCCGGCTCCATTCGTAAGGCCAGACGCGATGCTAGGCGCGAGCAGTACCGTGCCCGTGCCGGGGAAGAAGGAACTGATCGCCGTACAGGCGACAGGAGACCCGAGCACGCGCATCGAATAAGTCGCCGGTGCATTGAGCGTGATCGTCGGCGTCCCACCCTTCAGGGCAAGGTATTTGTAGGGAGTATCCGCTCCAGTTGCGCTGACAGCGTAACCAGACCCCAGGACGGTGTCAGCCGACGACTCGTAATACCGGAGGCAGCGCGCGAGGTCGTCGGCCGGGTGCAGCGGCGCGTAGTCGGCCGCCACACTGCCCACCACCAGCATGGCGTTGTCGATGTACGCCGTGCAGGTCTGGTCGAACTGAAAAGCGGGCGCAAGTGCTGTTGCATTGGTGGCTACCGCATAGGTGATCGTCAGCGTTTCATAAGTACCACTGCCCGAGTGGTAGGCACCGTTTTGCGGACCGCCTATCCCGTCGCCATTCCGCAGTCGCACCGCATTGGCCGTACTGGTTTTCACCCGCGCCGAGAACGTGACCGTCTTCCCTCTCAGAGAAATGGCGAGATCATTGCTGGTCCCCTCTGGCTGGCTAATGAGAGTCGCCCCAACAGCGCGTACGTACGTTGCTACCGCGCAATACTGGCTCGCCACGTCAACGTTGGCCGTGTCCCGGCTCAGACTCAACGTATCAGCGCCAGCGACAGCAAGAGCCCAGCGGTCAGCCGTCCAGGCGCCGTTCAACGTAAACGGGCCAACTCCGCGCTGCCAGACTTCGAACCCGCCGTTCGTCAGCAGGTTGGCACGCGCGGTATCGGTGGCGAGCTTGGCGTTGGTGACCGACGCATTGGCCAGGTCGGCCGTGGCGATGGTCCCGTCGACGATCTTGCTCGAGTCGACCGAGTCGGCCGCGAGTTTTCCCAATGTGACCGAGCCATTGGTCAGCGCACTGCCAGGGATCGTGGCCGCCCCAGGTGCCACACTGAGCCCCTTGCCCGCGCCATCGTGGACATGCGTCGACACCGCCGCGGCGAGTGCTTGCACGTCCTCTTTTTTGAACAGGTCGGTGCTCGCGGTCGCCCGACTAAAGGTCGGCGAGCTGAAGTTTGGGTCGATCTCGATACGCGCCATAACGCCTTACCTCCCTGTCACACCGGTACCGTGGACCATTCCACAGCTTTCACGACTAAACTTCCTCGCCACTGGCGTCCGACCTCGTCGAAGCTCTGCGCGACGGAGTAATCCGTGAACGAGAGCTCGCGCACCGTCTCGTCGGGCAGCGTGCAGGTCACCGCACCAGGCGTATCGACCGCCTCCTCGACCACGCGCTGAATCTGGCGCCGGCCGATCCTGAGCGGCACGCCGTCGCGCCGTACCAGCCCATCGGCACACAGAATCGTCAGCTCAACCTGCATGTAGCGCTTCGGCCGCAGCGCGTGCCCGATCGTGAACGCCGACACCAGCGGCGATGCCGTGTTCGCCGTATTCGTCAGGTGGACCCTGAATGCAGCCAGGACAGCGGTGGTGGTGGTCGGGAACGGAGCCGTCTCGTACGTCGTGGTATCGAACACGTTGCCGAGCGCTGTCCAGCTCACCTGAGTAGGGTCGGTCCTGTACTCGACGGTGACGTAGTTGGTCGCGTTCAGGACCTCGCCCGTGACCACGACGTGGCGCAAGCTCTTGAGCGACGCGTGGTAGCCGCCGTGCCACAGCGGCAGGTCGACCCAGGAGTCGCCAACGTGGAAGCGGTACTGCGCGCAGGCCGCGGGATTCGGCACGCACGGGTTGACCATCCACCCAACCGAGCCATCGGAGAATCCCAGGTACGTGCGCGTGTGGCCTGTTGGCGCCGCCACCGTTGACACGTACAGGGACTGGATCGCGCGCGAAACAAACGGGTCGCTGAGTGAACCGTGCCAGGCGTCGATGTGCTTCGGCGTCGTGTCGTCCTGGCCCTGTCCCTGCGACACCCAGCCACCGAACTTCATCAGGTAGCCCGTCAGCGTGTCGGGGTTGAACAATGCCGCGTAGGCAAACATCGTCCCGACCGCGGCGAACGCCGTGACCCTGCCGCGCACCGGCGAGTCGTTGTTGACGAGCTTTTCCGGGCCGACATCGTTGCCCGTCAGCGCCGCGTCGATCTGCAGCAGGTTGCGACCGTAGCTCGCGTACAGGTTGTTTTCGAACTGGCCCCACGCCTTGCCGTTGTTCGCCTCGGGCGCAAATTTCAGGAATGGAAAGAGCTGGTGGTCATCGCCGGCCTGGTCCAACGTATACAACCCGTCCGTTTTGGCGATGAGCAGGGTGCCGGCCGCGGTGACCATGAGCGAGGTGATCACCGAGCTCTTGTCCCCCGCGCGGAAGATGAGCGAGGTGTAGTTGGCCTCGACGGTCGGGTTCGCGTTCGTATCGCACTTGCGGAGACGATTCGTATCGTCTGCCCACCAGAACTCGCGACCGATCGTGGCGAACGCGAGCGCTGCAAACGTCGCCATCGCCGTCCACACGGTGCCGTTGCTCGAATACTGCGCGACCCCGCTCGAGAGCGCCGCGAACGCCCGCTGCACGCCGTCGAAATTGGACGTAAACACGGTGACGTTCAGCACCGCGACGCCCGCGCCAAAATCCTTGGCCACGGTCCAGGACGTATCGTTCACCCGCTGCAGGATGTAGCGGCCCTGCGCGCAGTACACCGTGCTGCCTAACTCGAAGAAGGTCCGCACGCCCGTCGTCGCGTCGACCGTAGCCGGCGTAAACAGGTTGATCTGTGGCCCCTTGCACCACGGCCACACACTCAGGTCCACGCTCTGCGCGGACGCGTAGCGAAAATCCTGCCACTTCTCCTGGATGCGCTGGCCATAGCCCAGCACGAGCGACTCGTACGGCTCCCCGCGCTCGTTGATCGGCGAGATGCCGCCGTAGCTGAAGTCGGGCGGCGCCACCTGGGCGATGTCCTGGGTCTTGCTCGACGCTAACAGCGGCTTGTTCGGACCAGGCGCACCGAGCAACAGGCCTGTCGTGCCGATTTTCACGTGGTACGGGTACGGACTGGACCTTGCCGAAAAGACGCCCATTAGTGGAACACCGGACCGAAGGTCCGGGCGCGGCGCAGGGTGAGCTGCGGCGCCACCGCGGTGAAGTGCTGCCGACTCCGATCGGAAAACCACGCCGCGGCCGCGGCCTGGTCGCGCACCAGACGCGCATTGGCGAGTGGGTCGAGGATATGGCCGAACCTGCGCCAGCCCACCGTCAGCGCGCTCGACGCCAGCCAGTCGCGCTCGATAGGCGCCTCGTCCGTCTCGAGCGCCAGCCCGACCTGGTCGCCGTACACCCCGCCAGACGCGCGGCAGTGGTCGTACGCACGCTTGTAGCAGCGCAGGTACAGCAGGTCGCCCTCAGCGAACGTCCTCGAGCCCGTATTGAAGTAAAAGTCGCCGCCGTCGCGATCGACCTCGCCATAGACGATGCGCTCGAAGGGATCGACCTGATTGCGGTCCTCGCCCGCGGCCAGCAGCCCAGCCTGTCGGATGTGGTTCGGGTCCTGCAGCCACGGCGCCACGACCTCGAGCGAATGGCGCGACGCCTCGGGTGTCGGGACGCACGCCACCTCAACGACCATCCAGCACTGCTTGAGCCCGTCGTTCACGAGCTGGTGCAGGGTTGGCACGTCGAACGGGCCCAGGATCTCGAACCGCTCGCCAATACCCGTCAGGCCCAGGTTCTCGAGGTCCTCGTACAGCATGAGCTCCAGCTCGCCGTACGTGAACGCCTCAAGGAACCCGTAGGTCGAGCCGCCCAGCGGCGCGAGCGGCGGACGTGTCCAGGGCAGATCGGGTGTGATCGTGCCCGTGGCGGGGTCGTAACTCTGGACGTAGCGGTGACGGTCGTGCAGGTCGGTCGCCTGCGGACGGTAGAGCGGTCGCTCGACGAGCAGGTCGAACTGCGGGATGCCCGACTTGATCGGGTACACGCTGCACACGATCTTGTTGACATCGCTGCCGCTGGTCGCGCGCACGTCGTACGTTTCGGGGCCGATGAACGGGCCCGATTCAACCGCAACCGACCAGCGATACTGGGCTAGAGTCGCCACTAGCGCGGCCCCCGTTCAAAGGCTGGTGCGACGGCCGCAGCGGACGGTTGCAGCGACGGACTCACAACCAGCGGCCCAGGTGTCAACGATTCAGCCGGCGGCGAGTCGCTCGGTGTCAGGACCGGCGCGACGCTAGCCGCCATACGTCAGGTCCTCGATCGAATTGGGCACGCTCGCTGGCATGGCCGCCTCGAGTGCCGCTACCCGCGCGAGCAGCGTCTGCCAGTCGTCGGGCAATACCAGCGTCACCAGTGTGCCGTTCGCGAGCTTGCAACTCACTCGCATGCGCCCCGTGTGCGCCACGTACCCGTTCGTCTTTCGGCTATCCGCAGCAACGGACGAATCGACCAGCATCAGGCGTCCACCACCCGCGCGCCGCGGCGTTTGATGACGATCGACGCGTGCACCCCACCGTGCGATTCGGCGCGGTCGCGCTCGAGTACCGCATCCTCGATCATGCGGTACGCGCGGATGTAGTCGCCTTCCGACTTCAGCCCGAGCTCGCGCATGCCGTCCACTTGCGGTAGCGCGAGCCAGCGCGCGGCGTCGACCACGTCGGGCGTACGCGCGTCGGTCAGCGGCTCGTCGTCCAGGCAGTAGCCGTCGCGCTGAACGTGGCGCACGTAGGCGTGTGGCAGCAGGCCCATCACGAACTCCACCTCGCCCTGCGACTGGCAGAAACGGCGTGTGCCATCGCTGAGCAGGACGCGGTAGTAGCCCGAGCCGAACCTGCACCCATCACGGTGTTCGGTGCGCGGCGGCGAAACGACAACCAGGGTCACGCGCTCTCGGGTGTTTCCTCGGGTTCCGGTTCAGGTTCCGGTTGCGGCTCGGGTCCCGGCTCAGGCTCAGGTGGCGGGGTGGGGTCGGGAGTCTCGTGCATGAGCGCGTCCTCCTAGGACGTGGTGAACGTTCGGTCGCTCGTATAGGTCGTCTGGTTGTTGGCCGTCGCGCGGACCTGGTAGTGGTAGAGCGTGCCCGTGGTCAGACCCGTGAGCGGCTTGACCTGCGGCCCCGTACCTGAGCCCTCAACGTTGCTGGTGCCGTACGCCGTGGTCAGACCGTAGGACACCTGATTGGTCGATGACGGCGACAGGGTGTAGTTGATCGTCGCGCCGGTCGTCGTGATCGCCGTCACCGAGATGGCGCTGATGGTCGGCGCCGGCGCTCCTCCACCAGCCGCCAAACCAGTGTTGCTACCCGCTGGCGGTGTGGCCAAACTCGCGCTCGTCGGCCAGCCCGCCGGCCCCGGCGGTGCCTGGCCCGTCTCGTTACCGCGGTAGTCGACCGGCGTGTGTGTCCACAGCCCTCCCGCGGCGCCAGTCTGCGCCGCGATCATGCCGCTCATGTCGCCGGGCATCAGACTTTCGCTTTCGCCTCGGGCTTCGGCGCGGGCTTGGGTTCTGGCTCTGGCGCGTCGGGCACGTCTGCCCAGTACGCCACGAGATCGTCGATCTGCTCGGCCGAGCCCGACTTGTAGCCCTTGGCCTCGTAGTGCTCGACGTTGCTCAGCGGCGCCAGGAAGTCGCTCCCGTCGGGCTTCTTCATGTGCACGTACGTGTTCGGGTCGACCTGCTCGTGCGGCCCTTCGGTGGCGTCCTCGTACGAGTTGGGCTTGAGCTCGAGCACCTCCTTGGGCGATGCCGCCGCGGGATGCTCCTTCAACGCCTCTTCGACCGTCTGTGCTTCGCTCATGTGTTGCCTCCTCGCCGCTGGGGCGCGCGGCGTGCCTGGTCGAGCGGGTCGTAGCCAGTCCCCTGCAGTTCGCCAGTGCCGCGCTCGAGCTTGGAACGCAGCCCCTCCAGGGATTCTGTGGCGCTCGTCTCCACGCCCGTCAGCAGGGCAGCATCGCGGGCGTCCTCGCGCGCCTGGGCACGCTTCGGCAGAACCACGCGGATATCCTTGCCCGTCTCGGTCTTGATGTCCTTCAGGTAGTCGCGCAGCTCCTCGACCGTGTACTCGTCGAACGTGTCTTCGAGGTTCAGATCGCGGTAGCGCTCGCCCGCGCGACGAATTGCGTTGACAATGGCTGCCTTCTCGCGTTGCTCCTTCAGGATCTTCGGGTACTCGATCTCAAGGTACTGGCGCACCTCGCTCGTGCCGTCGCGACTCGGTGCCTCGCTGAGCATCCGGAAACCCTTGTCAGAATAATAAGCGCGATTTTGTGGGTCACCTTGCAGCGAAACGACCGTGCCGTCTGGCTTCAAGTAGAGTTTCTGAGCGTAATTATAGTTTTGTCCCCGCCTTGGTTGTGATGCCGCAGCAGGGGTTTGTTCCAAGAGTTTGTCGAGGAATCCATTACCGGTGATTGTTTCTGGCATCTAGGCACGACCCCCTACAATGCGGTGAGCCTGCGCTGTTGAAGCAGCGACAGGCCCACCTACACCGCCCCGGAGGGTTATTCCGTGACGATGCTCCCTGACGATACTGAAGAATGGCGCCCGGTCACGCGTGCGCCGGAACACTACGAAGTGTCGAACTTCGGACGCGTGCGTCGCGCGACGTATGCGCCGACCTCGCCATACATGACGATGACCAGTCCAGGCCGCTTGCGAAAGCTGACTCGCGGGCACCATGACTACCAATTCGTGATTCTGAGCGTCCGCAACAAGATCATTCCGTGCATCGTCCATCAACTCGTCGCCGAAGCGTTTCTGGACCCGAAGCCCACGCCACAGCACACGGTCAATCACATTGACGGCGACCCGACGAACAATCACGTCCGCAATCTTGAGTGGGCCACGCGACTCGAACAGACTCAGCATGCGATTCGTCTTGGTTTGATGGACCCGAACGGGATCAAGCAATACCAGACTCGCGGCGAGCAACACTACGCCGCCAAGTTGACCGAAGAGATCGTGCGCGTTATCCGCAATGCACCACCCCGATTCAGCAGCCTGGACTTGGCCGAGTTGTTTGGGTGCAGCACGTCTACCGTTAGCCGCATCCAAACCCGCAAGAACTGGGAGCACGTCGACTAGCTTGCCCCGTTCAAAAGGACGCCCCAGGTGTCGCGCATCTCCTGGTGGCCGTAGATGACCTCAACCGCGAGC